TAATATCATCAGGAACAACCGTAGAATCTCCATAACCACAAACCGTTATAATCTCAATAGGATTTATAGTATTTCCTACACTTGGAAAACCATTAGTTAATCCTTCATGAATACTTCCAACATCACTTAAAAAGTCTTTTTGAAAGTTATCTGAATTATCCGTTATAGCTGTTGAAGATTCGTTAGTATCAATATACTTTAAACTCGTTAAACTAATAATAGGATTAACTTTTAACTGAATAATATTAGGAAAGAAATCTAAGTTTTGCCTCCATGTTTGAGTTATAAATACTCTATTCGTGTATTGTTCGCAGTACTTCCTTGCAGTAGCTATTAAAGTATCAATATAGCCGTCCTCGTCTGAGAAATCAACTCTTAAATGATCTTTAGCCTCTACCAATGTTATCGGCTCGGTTAATGGTTGTACTGTTATTTGATAACTCGACATTACTTTTTAGCTTTTTTCTTTTCTTTTGGTTTTGGAGATATTATAGTTTGTTTAACTACTATAGCCTCTTCAGCATCTTCAGGTAAACAACAAATACCATGCGCTATGTATCTTTTTGCTTCATCCTTTGGTAAATCATAAATTACATTAGTTTCATAAACTACTTGACTCCCTGCCATTGGTTCTAAAAATTGTACTTCCATTTCTTTATATATTAAAAAAAGGACCGCCACAAAGTAGCAGCCCTTTCCGATTAACTTAATTAAAGCTAAACTACAAATTAGTTTATGCCATTACCATATGCTTAATTGCAGAAGTGTTAACCATATCTGCATCTGTTCGAGAGAAAGCAACAAATGTAACCTGCCCCTTCAGCATATTCAAATCATCACTCCTTAAAATCTCAATACCTGCAACATCTCTTATCCAATACTTTTTCATATCTCCGTAGATAATTGGCTTAGTTGCTGTAGACATTGAAGCCATGTCGTTGTTTACTGTGTATGATTGCCCGTCAATAGTTGAAGGAGCGCCACCTACAATGCCCGGCTGCCATAAAGATTGATTAGCTGATACAATAGATAATTTCTTAAGTGCTACTAAAGTACTATCATTAAACATCCAAGTTGCATTAGCTCTGTAAGAAGGATCAACTGAGTGCTTCAAATCCAATAACTCACTAAAAGTTGTTGCTCCTGTAGCCGCTGCCGTTTTACCTAAAGATGCTGCCGTTACAATTCCTCTTGGCTTACCTGATCCATCTCCAGTTGTATAATGCGTATTTGTAATACGTCCGATTCTCTCAGCCATTAACTCGGCTAAAAACGGCACTAAGGGATACTTAGAATCTTGTAAAAGCTCTCTTGTAATCAACATTGATTTAGAAGAGTATTTATAAGCATTTAAAGTAACAATCCCAAAAGAAGCATCTTGTGCTGCTGCTGTAGCACTTTCTGCTAACAACTCACCTACATTACTTGTATCATCATTTTTTACAATGCCTAAATCTCCACCTGTTGCAGTAGAAAATACATTTGCTACTGAACGAACACCGCCAAAAGCTAAAGTAGCTTGGTCAATAGCATCAGCTAAAGTTGTATCTACTGTGTAACCACCTTCAGAGTTAGTACCTACTGTTTGTGCTCTTGATAAAATCTCTCTATTTTCGTTAGACATTCTCATTTCACCATTACGGATGTAATCCATAATAGCTTCATGATGCTTTACTTCTGTTTCTTTGATTTCGTCTACTGATTTAACCAGTTTATCAGCAATAACTTGTTTTTTCTCGTCATGCCTGCTATTAGAGTCCATTAATGACTTCTTCTTTAATGCTGACTTTTCCCACTTAGCTTCATCAACCATGTGTGCATCAAACTGTTTTTCTTCATCATCAGTCATGGTTCTATTACCATCACTTACTGCAAAGTTTAGGATAGCTTCTGCTTGATTTCTTGATTTAGCAGCGTTCTCCTGATCTCCTTTTAAATTAAAATCCATCTTTCTTTTTTTTGTGTTAGGCTTCTTTACCTAATTAATATAAAAATTTGTATAAGGCTTCTCCACCTTATGTTTTAATGGAGTTTGCTCTCCTTGTAGCCAAAAGTAATCTTTTTTCCGCGATTTTACGAAAATCTCTTTTAGTTTCTTTTTCCTTTTCCTTTTTGATTAGTTCCTTTTCGTTATCTCCTGTAGTTGTTTTATCTGTTAAATCTCTAAAAGAATCATCCACTTCTATTTCGTTAGAATCTTCTGAACTCCTACCTACTCCTATTGTTGTATCTGCTGGAGTACCAACAACGCTAATCTCAAAAGGTGTCCAGCTATTACTTCTGTAAACTGGATTTTCCCCTTTCTCTTCCTTCTCTAAAGTTAAATCATTAAGTTGATAACCAAAAGAAATATTTCTTCTAATACCATCCTCTATATCTTGAAATACATTTGCTCCTTGTCCGTTTTGCGAGAATCTTAATTTTGCAAAACCTCTACCCTCTTTAATTTCAGCAAATTCTACTACTCCAATTTGACCTCCTGAATGATCTTCTAAAACAGCAGCGCCATTATTTAATCTATTCAAGTCTACTGAAGAGCTTTTGTGATCTAAAATTTCAGTTCCAAACCACCTTTCGACTGGTTCTTCAGAACTAAATGATACATCAACGGTTCTTTCCTCTTTGTTAATGTCACCGCTTTTTATAGTAAGTTTTCTGTATTGTCTTTCTATTTTAATTTTCTTCATCTTCTTTTGGTTTAATAGTTTCTTCTTCCTCTTTAGATTGTTGATTAGTTCCATCTACGACTGGAGCAGTATTAAGTTGCATCCATGTAGTATCTAATCCATCAATAGGGTTCATGTTTTCTTTCTTTCTCGCTTCGTTAGGAGTTATAAATCCGTTTTGAATACCTATTTTGTGAGATTCGTATCTTGTTTTAATATCACCTCTTAAAAGCCCGTCTAAGTTCTTTTTAATTGATAATGTGTCTTTCTCATCCTCTCTTAATAGTTTCCTATTGTCCTCTTGCTCAATCATTATTACCCAAGGAAGTATAGTTTCTTTAACAAAGTTTAAATCCTGTTCTTCTATGTTTGAGAATGTAGCCCTTTCTAAATCTGCTAATTTGTGAGGCGCAACTTTAAACCATCTTGCAATATCTACAATACTAAATTTCCTTGTTTCTAAAAATTGTGCTGCATCTGGCGGAATAGATGTATTTTGAAATTTTAAACCCTCTTCTAATATAAGCATCTTATTAGACCTTGACAACCCTCCATGATTACCATTTATAGAGTTAGATATATTAGTATAAGCCTTTTCACTTAAAGCAGAATCCGTTTGAATTACTCCATTCATATTAGCACCATTCCCAAAGAAGGTGCTTCCAAATCTTTCAGCTGCCTTTCCTAATCCTAAATTTTCTTTAGCTAAATCTATTACAGACTTACCCATTAATTGATCTCCTAAACCTCTATAGTGAAGCACATTACTTTGATCTAAAGTAAATTGAGTTCCGCCCTCTAATCTAAACGTGTACATCAATATACTATTATGAATACTAACAGTTACCATGCTTGGATGTACAGGAAGTAAAGAAATAGGGCGCATTGTCCGTGGGTCAAAATCTATAATCGCATAAGCATTACCCCATAATAAAACATTAGGGAACATGATTTGCCAAAATACAAAGTTAGTCATTAGGTCGTTTGGCTGTCTACTTACTAAAGGATATAAAGGATGTGTTTTATCCTTCTCTATATTATTATCTACTTCTTTTACAACGTGTGTTGGTAGTTGGCTAATTGCATCTGTTATAACTCTAACTGCTGCGTGTACTCCTGGAATATTCATTGAGTTCTCAGTAGTAACAGAAACACCAGCAGAGGTGGTTCCTACATTAGTAACACCCTTTAAAAAATCATTATGATTTCTTACGTTAGTAAATAAAGTTCCGATTTCCTTAATAGATGGTATTCTCATTTTTTAGTGCTATATTCTTAATATAGGTAAGTGACAAAAATAAACAATTATATTTAGTGTTGAAAGTATTTATTTACTAATTCGGTTTCGTACTCGCAATCATTTACTTTTTTCTCGTAGATTGTGTTCTCTACGTGTTGGTATTTAAAGAGCGTAGCACTATGTTTTAAACCCCAAATATAAATGCTCT